GTTGGTAATACAGAGTTTTAACTCCAAGTTGCCACGCATCAATTAGAAGTTTGTTAACATCCTTTATTGGCATGTCAGGTGAAACCATCAAGTTTAAGGATTGTGCTTGGTCAATATAATCTTGTCTTACAGCCGCTTGGTTGATGATAGATGCTTGATTAATTTCCGCAAAAGTTCTGAAAACATCTTTTTGTTTATCAGTTAAGAAATCCAAGTGTTGAACTGAACCGTCATACTTCTTGATACTATCCCAAGTAGTTTTGTTGTCCTTACCCATGTCAATCAATAATCTCTTAAGAATAGGATTTTTGATTGTTACTTTCATCTTCGCAACATCCTTAACATAACAGTTAGACCAAATAGGTTCAATTGACTGAGACACTTGACCCAAGATAAATGCTGAAGATGTTGTTGGAGCAATTGCGTTCAAAGTGACATTTCTTCTACCATAACCAACAAGTGTTTCAGGTTCACCAAAAACTTGAGCCAATTCTTCTGAAGCCTTGTATGATTTATCTTTAATTAATTTGAATACCTCAATATTCAATTTTGCGGCTTCCTTGCTGTCAAAAGGTAATCCTTTAGATTGTAGTAGTGAGTGCCAACCCAATACTCCCAAACCAAGAGCTCGTTGTCTTTTAGCGAAGTTGTATGCCTTTTCAAGATAAAAGAATGCTCTTTGACCTTCAACGGTACCGTTAGTTCTAATGTCATCAATTTTACCGATAAACTCAGTTACAACTGCGTCAAGGAAATGAACCATAGTCTCAACCGCATCCGTATCTTTCCACTCATCATAGTGTAAAACATTCATTGAAGACAATACACAAACGAAAGACTCTTCCTCTGAATTATGTAATGCAATTTCAGAACATAAGTTAGAGTTATAAATTTTCATACCTTTTTCTCGGTATACTTCAGGAGCCTTATTGTTCATAGTATCTGTGAACATAATGTACGGATATCCAATCTCACCTCTTCTTTGAATAACCTTAGCCCACACCGCTCTCTTATCAGGGTTACCGTTAACCATGGATTCCATGAATTCATCAGTTACAGTAACTGCGTGAGTCAAATCTTGGATGGGGAACCCTTCAGTTCCAATTTCCAAGAACTCCATGATGTCGGGGTGTTCAATTGGTAGATAAGGTGAGAATCTACCTCTACGTGTTGAACCTTGAGAAATATTGTCAACAACACTTTGGAATAGGTTCATAAAATGAACTGCTCCTGGTGCGTGTCCGTTGTCAGTGATTTCCGCACCTCTACCTCTAAGGTTACCAAAATAACCTGAGGTACCTCCACCCATCTTACTCATCTCACCAACTTCAGCCTGAGTGTAAAGAATTGATTCAATGTTGTCCCCAATATTAGAACCAAAGCAACTTACCGGTAGTCCACGTTTTTTACCAAAGTTAGCCCATACAGGTGATGATAATGAATACCATCCTTTACTCATATACTCGTAAAACTTGTCCGCAAAACCAACCTTACCTAATAGTTTTTCAGCATGGTTCGCAATTACACGAATTCGTTCAAGTGGTTCTTCTCCTTCGCTGAGATATCCTCTACGAAGAAATGTTATGGATTCATCATTAATCCAATCAAAAGGTTTTCTATTTTCCATAATAATTATTACTGTAAATATAGTTAAAATAAATCGTTTAAAGTAATAGACTTTGATTTTTTACTGTAGTTTATACTACGTTTGTTAAAAAAGTCTGTGTGTTTTGTTGTTAAAATTTCGTCATCAAACCATTCGGTGGTTTCCAATATAACAGGGTTCACATCAAATACTTTATCAATACCAATAGCATTTAATGAAATGTTAAATCTATGTTTGATAAACTCTAATGTTTGTTCCTTAGTTAGGAAGTCCAAATCACCTTCTTCAAAAATCCATTCAACAATATCAGTCTCAGCTTCGTAAGCATCAATGGTTGCGTTAATTAAATCTTGAACTAATTCAGGTGTCCACCAACTTGGGTTTTCTTTTTTAATTAGATTCACTAAGTCAAATCCAAATTCTGCGTGAATGTTTTCTTCTTTAGAAGTTGCCTCAACTGCGTTACTTGTACCTTTCAATACGTTTTTAAACTTATTGAATGACATAATAACTAAAAACTGTGAGAACAACGATACGTTTTCCACAAACATTGAAAATAATATAACAGACTCAAAGTAATCTTGGTTTTCAATTGACTTTGAATTTGAGATAGATTTCTCCAAATACTTAATTCTTCTACGCATTGCGGGTACCTCAAGTAGATTTTCAAATTCTTTATTGAGTCCAAGTACTTGTATTAGGTTTGAGTAAGCGTCTGCGTGTCTTACTTCAGATTCTGCAAACGTTGCTCCAACACTACCAATTTCAGGTTTTGGTAACTTCTTATAAATGTCACCCCAAAAAGTTTTAACGGCAATTTCAATTTGTGAAATAGCCAACATAGCTCTTTGTACAGCAGACTTTTCTTTTTCATTCAAATGGACCTTAAAGTCTTGAATGTCAGAAGTAAAATTGAACTCAGTGTGAACCCAATAAGAATGACGAATAGCATCAACGTATTGAAGCAAATTAGGATATTCATAAGGTTTTAAGTTAACTCTCTTGTTGAAGATATTTGGTCTGTGTTTAGAACGGTAAATGATATACTCTTTAGCAACATCATTCAAACCATTGTCCATTAATTTATTCTCAACCATATCATGAACCTCATCAACATGAGGTACTCTGGTCTTATCGTTTCTGAAAAGACTTTTCTTCGTTAATCTTGATATTTTTTCAGCCATTTCAGCATCAACTTTGTTAATACCCATCATCGCTTTTAAGATAGCATTTTGGATTTTGTCAGATTCAAATGGTACTTTATCACCACTTCTTTTAATCACATATTGTGTTTCAACTTGAGTTAATTCATCAGAATTATCCATAATATTCATTTTATATTTTTTTAATTTTTGTTTATTGGGCGTTTTGTTGTTCTCTTTGTTTTCTTTTCTCGAGAAGTTCTTTGACCCTGTCTCTCTTTTTACCTTCTTGTTGTTCTTCAAACCCAAGGAAAGTGGTTGACGATTCAGTATCTATCTCTAACAATTCGTTGTCAAATTTACAATTTTCAAAGATAATACCATCGGAACCAATACGAGATTTTGTAATCGCAATTGTTGCTAACTTTAATTCTTTTTGTTGAAGTGTTTTAGCAACTGAAATAATTACGTGACCAACCTGAGCCTTTTTGATTGAACCCCCCATTTGGTCGGTAGTTACAACTTCAGAAGAAATTGATGAACGGTTACCTTGAGTTGCAGTCCATCCAACAAGATTCATTTCGTGACACATAGCCTCAAAATGTCTCATCACAGAACCTTCCGCTTTCCACTCGTCATTCCTTGTATTCTCAGGAACAACACAGTCAATGTAATCCAATGTAACCATATCAATTGGGCTACCATCGGCAACCATCTTTCTAATTTGGTTTTTGATTTCATTCATTGTCACAGTATCTGAAGGTAATTTCTTCAAGATTAGTTTGTTTGGCATTGTGTTTTTAATTTCTTCCACTTTGTCCATAACAGACTCTTTTTCAAGAGCTAATCTATCAGGTTCAACACCTGTCCAAATTGTGAAGTGTTTTCTTTGGATAATCTTTGGGTTGTCTTCAAAAAAGATTTGGAGAACGTTATATCCCATGTTAAATGCTGTGTTAGCGATTTTGGTCATAAGTGTTGTTTTACCAACACCGGTAGGTGCTAAGATAACACCAATCTCACCCTTAGCCAAACCACCTTTCATTAGTCTGTCAATACCTGGAATTCCCATTGGGATTGGGTGTCTGAAGTCATCATTAAGGACTTCATCCATTCCCGAGAAGATGTCTTGTACACCACCATCTCTAATCCCAACTTGTAAGGCGGTTCTAACCAATCCTTCAACAGTATCATACGATTCAAAGTCACCTTGGTCTATGATTTTTTGAGCTTTGTTCATTACCTTTTGAAGTTCTTGTTGTTTACAAAACTTCAAGGCTTTTTCTTGAACAAACACACTTCCTTCAAACGGTGCGTTTTGAACTTGTTTAATTGTGTCCAACACAATTTTTAACGCCAACTCAACTGAAATTTCTGCTTTGGATATTTGTTCCAAAGTTTCAAATCCAGGTGTTGATTGATACTTTTGGTAATATTCCTTTACCATTTGTATAATCAATTTAAAATATTTGTTGTCGAAATAACTAGGGTCTAAAACGTCAATAATGGATTGTGCGAATTCTTTATCTACGATGATTTGGTTAAGTAATTGTATTTGAAATGTATTGCCGAGATAGTCGAAATTCTTAGTCATAGAGCCGCGTGTATAATTTAAATATTACCGACTTAGGTCATAACTCAGGAAGTCATGATATAAATTTTGAGCTGAAAAAATGTCAGTCAATCCTTTCAAAATGATTTTAAGGCTGGGACGTACATCAACCGTATATCTTACTTTTGGTGGGTACAATTTCGCGTCAAAAATTCTATGTAAAATAATTTCATCGGAAATTTTGACATACATATGGAAGTACTCAGGACCTTCTGTATTTGATGTGTTTAGGACATCTGGGTCATTGGTAATTTCATCTTGATTGTCCATCATGTAAATTACAGTTTTCATTTTGAGCTCTTGGGACAACATCACTTCTACTTCCTTCATAAAGTACGCCAAGTCATAAGACTTTCGTGCCAATGGGTTGTAATTTTTAACATTGTAAAAACGTTGAACGACGATGTTGTTGTTCAAGGTTAGGAGAAACTCCATCTTAACTACGGATTCTTCTTTCATAATTTAATTGTTTGATTGTTTGTATTTGCGTTTTTCTTTTCTTGTGAGTTTGGTAAAAGGTTTCATAAAATGAACAAAGGCATCATCATCCTTGGGTAGGTATTTGAAAAAACCATCCTCCATCATTAAACGGATTAAGTTTTTATTGTCCCTACCTTCAGGGTCTAATGTTTCAGAATAGTAAAGGGTGACAAACTCTTTTGCTTCATCTGTGATGATGGGGTTTCTAAGGTCCACAATTTTTTGATTAATTCTGAAGAATTCATCACCAATCTGTCCTTTTTTTGTTTTTCCATTTTTAATATTTTGTAAAACTGTTTCTTTTCTATTTTCGGAAATTAACTTGTCTGTCCTTGTACAAATATCGGAAACAGTTAGTACATTATCAACAATCT